CACCCCGCTATGCAGGCATCAGTATTTCGTAGACTTTTTTAATCTCCAATGCTTAATATGCGTATATTTTTCTTTACAACCATTCAAGAATATGATATAATATATTCGTACAAATATAGGTAATTCAAGGGAGGTGTTTTGATATGAGAGCAGATACAATGGGCTTTGGTCGTAGAGTCATTTATACTGACGAAGACGTAATCACAAGAGACAATGTTTTGACCATTTTAGGCAAAGCAATGTTTACCCATTTGATGAACTCTCGCGAAACCAAATACCTCTATAATTACTATAAGGGTGACCAACCAATCCTCTACCGAACAAAAGAAATTCGCCCTGAAATAGACAACAGAATTGTTGTTAACAGAGCGAATGAAATCGTGTCTTTTAAGACCGGATATTTGGTGGGAGAACCTATACAGTATGTAAACCGCGGTAATGATGATGTTTCCAAAGACATCAACACACTTAACACTTACCTTTCCATTGGAAAAAAAGCTGTTGGTGATAAAATCCTTGCCTTTTGGATGGCTGTATGCGGTGTTGGTTATCGTATGGTCTTACCTAATGCCAACGATGATAAAACTAAACCTCCTTTTGATTTGTATACACTCGACCCTAGATTCTGCTTTGTTGTAAAATACAGCGGTCTCGGGAACAAAATAATGATGGGTGTTAAATACATTCAGAAAGAGAACGGAACTATTCTGTATAGTGTATATACAGACCATCTCTATTTTGAGATAGAAGATGGGAAAGTTACCCGTGAGGAGTCTCATCCTCTTGGTAGAGTTCCTATCGTTGAGTATGTAGGTAACGTTGCTCGTTTAGGCGAGTTCGAAATCGTTTTACCATTACTCGATGCTATTAACAAGGTTACATCTAACCGAGTTGATGGCATTGAGCAGTTTGTACAAGCATTGCTCGTTCTTAAAGGTGTGAAAATCTCTGATAAAGATTTTAGCAACCTTAGAGAATTGGGAGGTTTGATTATCCCCGCCGATGCTGATGCGAAATACCTTATTCAGGAACTTAATCAGATGCAGACACAGACTTTGGTCGACAGTATGTATCAGAAAGTCCTTACCATCTGTGGTATGCCTAACCGAAATGGCGGTAGTTCCACTAGCGATACCGGTAATGCGGTAATTATGCGTGATGGTTGGGAAAGTGCTGAGGCTAGAGCCAAAGATACAGAGGCTATGTTCAGAGAGGGCGAAGAGGAATCGTTGGAATTGATGCTTACGATTATGAACGCTACCCGCTTTACAAACCTTACATCTGCATCCATCGAAATAAAATTTACTCGTAGAAACTACGAAAATATCCAGGTTAAATCCCAGGTACTTATTTCGATGCTCAACAATGACAAGATTCACCCTAGATTGGCTTTTGAAAGCTGCAATATGTTCCCTGACCCTGAACTTGCTTATACAGAAAGTATGGAGTACAAGGAAGAACAGAATAAAAAGTCGATGGCTGAATTGAAAGCATTCAAAAACAAGGAGATTCAGAATGAAAAAGATTTTTTAAATTCAGGTGATGGCGATGTATGAGTACGCTGATTTGGTTATCAACTATCTCAATTCTCAATTTATTGAAAAATTCAGTAAATTAAAATCTACTATCGCTACCGACGAACTTAATATCTTGCAGACAGTTAAAACAATGTTTGCGGAGATGGACGAACTCGTCAGAGAGTGGTTATACCACTTAGCGGTAGTAGCTTACGAGAATGTATCCAATGGTGATGTTTCGGGTATTACGGAACAATGGTTATTGGACGAGGTTCTCGAACGGGTAGACCCCGTTACTAAGTACATCTATTCCTCAGAGGTAGAAAGAAAATGTTCCCGATTGTATGAATCACTGATGTTGGGATGGGATTCTGTGGAAATTGATAAATCTCTGAGATATTGGTCGCTTATGGTAGAGCAGATGGCTATATCGACAGTTGATGCAGCTACTCTCCAGGCATACGAGGATATGGGTGTACTAAAAGTAATTTGGCGAGCAGAAATAGATGGTAGAGAATGTAGTATCTGCCATAAGCGTGATGGTAAGGTATACTCCATGGAGGAGTTACCTCCCAAACCGCATATAGGTTGTCGTTGTTTTTTCGAACCCGCCTAGGAGGTAAGTATGAGCAATACAGAATTGTTCACAGCAGAGGCAATAGATGCCATTAAAAATATAATCCGCAGAGGCAACACTGCTGAAATAAAAAAAGAAAATAACAAACTCGTTGTAGTAGAAATACAGCGAAAAGTTAAAACGAAGACCTCTATAATTGGGTAGAGGGATACAGCTAATTGGGGCTATGAGTTTATTACTCGTAGTCCTTATTTTTTTTTTAGACGCAAACCGAAAGGTTTCACATAAGAGAGTGAACTCTAAACGCAAAAGGGAGATAACCCTACAAACAGATTTGAAATGGTGAGTGAACACCTTAAAACGCAGGAGGAAATATGAAAATTGACGTAACAAAAATCGACGGATACGCCGATATGACACCCGAACAGAAACTTGCTGCTCTCGAGGCTTATGATGTTCCCGACCTCTCATCTGAGGTAGAAAGATATAAGAATGCAGCTAGCAAGGCTAATTCTGAGGCTGCCGACTGGAAAAGAAAGCACAATGCTCTTCTCAGTGAAGAAGATAAAAAGAAAAACGAAGATAAAGAAAAGTTTGAATCCCTGGAAAAAGAGGTAGCTACTCTTAGAAAGGAAAAACAGATTTCTTCTCATAAGGCTCAGTTTATGGGTATGGGTTACGATGAGGCTCTCGCTACTGAAACTGCAACAGCGATGGTAGAGGGCAACACTGACCTCGTTTTTGCAAATCAGAAAAAATTCCTCGAAAATCACGATAAGACAATTAAAGCTGATATGTTCAAACAGACACCTCGCCCACCTGCGGGTAATGGCGGTAGTGCTGCGGTGGACTATCAGACAAAAGCTAACGAAGCTATGGCGAAAGGTAATATAAGCGAAGCGGCTTATTATACACGACTCGCTCAGCAGCACATTAACAAGTAAAGGAGATTACTATTATGGCAGAATACGCAACAAGTCTTGGTGTTTTGAACTATTCCGGTCTGCTTTTTAACAAAGGCAATGTCCGCACACCACTTTCTTCTATCATCGGTGCAAAACTCGCCACTACAAATCATTGCGAATTTGTAACTGGTCAGGAATACGTTGGCGGTGGCGATGGCTCTCAGCCTGCTATCTCTGAAAACGCATCTCTTACAGCACCTGCATCTTCCGCTGCTACACGTTCTCAGAAAACAAACGTTACTCAGATTTTCCACGAATCTGTAGGCGTTTCTTACGCTAAGCAGTCCAATATGGGTACACTTTCCGGTGCAAACATTGCTAACCAGGAAGCTAACCCACAGAACGAACTCGATTTCCAGGTTGCTGTTAAAATGCAGAAAATCGCTCGCGACATCGAGTACACATTTATCAATGGCGTTTACAACAAAGCAACAACAGACGATGAGGTAAACAAAACAAGAGGTCTCGTACCTGCTATCGAAACAAACGTTGTAGCTATGGCAGGCAAGGCTCTCACATTTTGGGATGTTGTAGAAATGATGAAAAAAATCTACGAATCCAACGCACCTACAACTGGTCTTTGCGTGTGGTGTGACGCTACAACAATGATGCAGCTTAACGCTGATGCTGCTGCTAACGGTCTTACAATCGTTCCAAACAGCAGAGAAATCAACGGCATCAATCTCTCCAGTGTTGTTACACCTTTTGGTACAGTTAACCTCTACCTTGGTGAATGTCTCCCTGCGGGTACAGCACTTGTTCTCAACCTTGATGTTCTCCGTCCAGTAGAACAGCCAGTTCCGGGTAAAGGCAACTTTTTCCTTGAACAGCTTGCTAAAACTGGTGCAGGTGAAAAACATCAGATTTTCGGTCAGATTGGTCTCGACCACGGTCCGGAATGGTATCACGGCAAATTCACTGGTCTTTCTACAACTTTTGAAAAACCAGGTGAAACAGCTTAGTTGGTTAGTCCTTTTTCATATAGGAAACTTACAGAAAGGCGAACGATATGGATAAATCAGTAAAACATACATTATTGAAAAGTGCAACTGGTGAAACCAACACTGAAATATTGGATGCCTTTCTTGAGGTTTCCAAAGACAAAATTCTGTCCCGAATGTATCCATTCGGTAGAGCGAACGATGTAGCGTTACCTACAGCATATGATTCTTTGCAGGTAGAGATTGCTGCGTATCTTCTCAACAAACGAGGTGCGGAGGGACAGACATCTCACAATGAAAATGGCATCAGCCGAACTTACGAGAGTGCTAGTGTCCCCGATTCAATGCTGAAAGACATTATCCCTAATGGTGTCGTGATTGGAGGTAGCAATGAGAACCCTTGAACGTAATAAGACGGATTTCCACTACGCCTTATACGAGGGTAGAGACTTTCCAATCGACACCGAGGGGAATGTCAGTGGGACACCTATCAATAAATATTCAGAACCGATAGCAGCAAAAGGTAACATTTCCTCAGCGTCGGGTGATATTCATACAGAGCAGTTCGGTAGTTCTTTGGAGTACGACAAGGTGATAGTAATTGATGATGTGAACACTCTCATCGATGAAAACACAGTTCTGTTTGTGGACAAATTACCCGAGAGGGACAAAGAGGGCAACCTGCTTTACGACTACATTGTGAAAGGTATCGGTAAATCACTTAATAGCGTGTCTATCGCTATAAAGAAAGTGGTGGTATCGTGAAAATCACAGTTAGTGGTGTGGATGCTCTCTGTAACAGCCTTATTAAATATAATGCTGAGAAAACAATCAAAGTAAAGCTGCTTTTAGAACGATTGGCGACAATCGGTGCGTACAGAGCACGAGTGGAGTTCACGAATGCAATGTATGCAGGTGATAACGACGTAGCTGTTAGTGTAGAACCTATTACCAATGGTTATAGAGTTGTCGCAAAAGGTAAAGCTGTTATCTTTATCGAGTTCGGTACTGGTGTATTGAACCCCGAACATCCTCAGTCTGCAGAGTTTGGGTTTAAACACGGTACATACGGAAAAGGTAAAGGTGCTAATGAAAAAGGATGGGTATATGTAGGCGAACAAGGTAACGCGGGTAGACCTCTTAGAGAGGGTGTTTATCGTACTTATGGTAATCCTCCCGCTAAAGCTATGTATCAGTCCTCTAAGGAGATGCGTAACGCAATCTACGACATAGTTAAGGAGGTATTCGGGTAATGGCTGAGGTACAGAATATATTCAATGATATAGAACAGTCTGTATTTAACGACTTAGCAATTAAGCTGCGAGAGGAGTTCGACTCCATCGTTGTTTATAACTATACAGTCCTCACTCCATCTGAATTTCCTTGCGTCTGCATAGAGGAATCAGACAACTATACACATACTCGCACATTAGACAGCAGTGGTAAAGAAAACCACGTTAATTCTGTTTTCGATATAAACATTTACTCCAATAAAGTAAATGCTACGAAGAAAGAATGTAAAGAAATCTTATCGGTTATCGATAATTATTTTATAATCAAAGGTTTCGAAAGAACAACTCGCACTTTTGTATCTATGGGCGACGCTACCAAAGGTCGTTTATTCGCAAGATATAGAGGGGTTGTTGGTTCGAACAACCTAATCTATAGGAGGTAAAAGATGGCTATTTCTACATTCAAAACTTTTTTGATGAAAAAGACAGCTGATGCTTACACAAAACTGTGTGACATCAAGTCTTATCCTGACCTCGGCGGTGCTCCTGAAATGATTGACGTTACTACTCTGTCTGACAAGATGAGACAGTACGTTCCTGGTGTTCAGGAGGTTGAGAGTATGCAGTTTGAGACAAACTACACTCTCGAAGAATACAAAACAGTTAAAGCCCTCGAGGGTCAGACTCTCGATTTGGCGGTGTGGTTCGGTGGTACTGAGCAGGCAGACGGTACTGTTACACCTACTGGTGATAATGGTAAGTTCGAATTTAAAGGCTCTCTGTCCATTTTCGTAAACGGCGGTGCTGTAAACGAATCTGTGAACGCAACTATTACTGTTGCACCATCCAGTGTTATCGCACTCGCAGAGTAGGAGGAAATTTTAAATGGCAAAAACAGTTGAACTTACTTATAAAGGTAAACACTACACTCTCGAATATACTCGTAACAGTGTAGCGGTAATGGAAAGAAGAGGTTTCAAACTCGAGGATTTGGACAGTAAACCAATCACATCCTTACCAACCTTGTTTGCCGGTGCGTTTATCGCCCATCACAGTAATGTAAAGCCTACTGTGATTGAAGAAATCTTCGGCAAAATTAAAAATAAAAAGGAACTGTTGGCAAACCTTGTCGATATGTATAACGAACCTATCATTGCTATGATGGAAGAACCGGAAGACGACGGCGACGAGGGAAACGTGGATTGGAGAGCAAGTTAGAAAGTGACTTGTTTCTTGTCGGGGAGGATGAGTCGCAAGACACATCTTCCCCTATTTCGTATACAGAACTGTTTTACTCTCACTTTCCGTCCTACCTAGTAATGGGGATGTCTGCTAGG